CCTTGCAGCAACAGGTGGTGCTGATGTTGGTGTAACAGCTGCATCTGCAACAGCGATTACTGCAGATGAAATCATCGACCTTTACTACAGCTTAAAGACTCCTTACAGAAAGAATGCTGTTTGGATCTTAAACGATGCGACTGTAAAAGCAGTTCGTAAGTTAAAGGACAGCACAGGTCAGTACTTATGGCAGCCTTCCTTAACTGAAGGAACTCCGGACAAGTTACTTGGCAGACCTGTTTACACATCTGCATATATGCCTACTGCGGCTGCAGGTGCAAAGACTATCGCATTCGGTGATTTCAAATATTACTGGATTGCTGACAGACAGGGTCGTTGCTTTAGAAGACTCAATGAACTTTATGCTGCTACAGGACAGGTAGGTTTCCTTGGCTCACAGAGAGTGGATGGTAAGCTTATCTTATCTGAAGCAGTAAAAGTTCTTGCACAGAAGGCAGGAAGTGCATCTTAAGATGACTGATATAAGGGTGTTGTCATAACGGCAGCACCCTTACTTTGTGAGGTGATGGTATGGAAATCGTGACACTTGAAGAAATGAAGAATTATTTGAGAGTCGATTTTGACGATGACGATGAACTTCTGAAAGCCTTTATATCGGCAGCAGAAACTATCTGTCTGGATGTAGCAAGGTGTGATGATATTTCAGTATTTGTCCAGGAAAAAAATTCACGAATTGCTATTATGTATGCTGTGGCATATCTGTATGAGAATCGTGAAGAAGCAGACCATAAACAGCTGACACTTTCCCTTCGTTCCTTGCTCTTTGGTATTCGAAAGGAGATGTTCTGATGGATATTACACTTTTGAATGTAAAAATAACGGTAGAAAAGAACGAGGTCACTGTGGATGAAATCGGAAACAGAAGGAATGCCTGGAGAGAGTATTATTCCTGTTTTGCAACAGTTGGTGGCGAAGGTGGAAGAGAGACTTCGGTTGCAGGCATTACTGTGGATGATTCTGATATCAGCTTTTCCATTCGTTACTGTAAAGCGGCATCCTTTATCAATAACACAGAGTACCGCATCATGTTTAACGGAGAAATCTACAACATTTTATCCGTTGACCACATGAACTATAAAAAGAAGTCTCTGAAACTTAGATGCCAGAAAGTGAGAAGGTAGTTATGGCAAGAAGAGTAAAAGTAAACGGACTTGCGGATGTCATAAAAGATACATTGAAAGACTATGCAGATGTTTCTTCTGAAAAGGTAAAGACTGCAGTAAAAGAAGCAGGGAAAACTGTAAAGAAGGAAATCGAAATGTCAGCACCAAAGGATACCGGAGATTACAGTAAAAGCTGGGCGGTTAAAAATGTCAGAGAAACAGCAAGTTCCCTTGAAGTAGCGGTGCATTCAAAGAGTCATTATCAGCTTGCACATCTTTTGGAGTTTGGTCATGCCAAGCGAGGTGGTGGCAGAGTCAGTGGTAACGTCCATATTGCATCAGCTGAAGCCAAGGGTATCGAGCAGTTTGAAACTGACATAGAAAAAGCATTGAAGGGGTGATGTGGATGGATGAATTAATCAATATCCTAAAGGAAACAGAGATACCATTTGCCTATGATCACTTTGCTGAAGGGGAATCCCCAGAGCCACCTTTTATCTGTTATCTTCTTCCCGGAAGTAATAATTTCTCTGCAGATGGGAAAGTGTATTTTAAGGCAAATGAAGTTCATATTGAACTGTACACCGATTTTAAAGATTTGACGGTGGAACAGAAACTTGAAGCTGTGCTCGATGAGCATGGCATTTTTTATAACAAATCGGAAACATGGATTGAAAGCGAAAAGCTATATGAAGTCCTATATATTTTTGAAACGGAGGTTTAAGACTTATGGGAAATAAAGTGAAATACAATCTAAAAAATGTATACGCAGCAAAGATGACTGAAACTGAAACAGAAGGTGTGAAGTCGTTTTCTTATGCTGACCCTAAAGCTATCCCTGGTGCGGTAAGTATCAGTTTGGATGCAGAGGGAGAGTCCAGTCCGTTCTATGCTGACGGTATTGTATATTTCCGTTCTTCTACTAATAACGGTTACAGTGGTGATTTGCAGATTGCCCTTATCCCGGAATGGTTCAGAACAGAAATCTTGCAGGAGGCACTCGACTCTAAAGGTGTTCTTGTGGAAAGCAGCAATGTGACAGAAAGCGTGAAGTTCGCACTGTTATTTGAGTTTGATGGTGATGTGAATGCAATCCGTCACGTCTTATATAACTGCAGTGCATCTCGTCCTTCCATCGAATCTGAAACAAAAGAAGATACGATTGAACCTGGTACAGAAACACTTTCCATTACTGCAGACCCAAGAGCAGATGGTCTTGTTAAAGCAAGAACCGGGGATACAACTGATCAGACTGCATATGACAACTGGTATAAGACAGTATATGTTCCTACTGCAGCAGAGCAGGCAGAATAAGGAGGGCATAGCAGATGATTAAAAGAGAAATCGAAATCTGTGGCAAGATGGTGCCTTTCCGTTCTTCTGCCACAGTTCCCCGTTTATACAGAGCGAAGTTCAAAAGGGATATCTTTAAGGACTTATCCAAATTGGAATCTTCTTACACAGGAAAGAAATCGGAAGGTAAAGAGTTTCAGATTGAAGACTTGGAAATCTTCGAAAACGTGGCATACATTATGGCCTACCATGCTGATAACAGCATCCCTTCAACTATCGAAGAATGGTTAGACCAGTTTGAGATGTTCTCCATCTATGAGGTGTTACCACAGATTTTGGAATTGTGGGGAGATAATATGCAGACAGACATTGCTGCAAAAAAAGGCTTGGCAGAAGTGAGCGAGAGATGACAACGCCACTGTTCCTTCTGCGTAGTGTAGAAATCGGCATATCGATTGCAGATATGGATCTATTAACGGTAGGTCTTGTCATTGATATGTGGACAGAAAAAGCAAATGATGGCGTGAAATATAACAGAGTAGCAACTCAGGAAGATTTTGATAAATTCTAATGTGGCACATCCGTAGGGGTGTGCCTTTGCTATGTCGGGAGGTGAAAAAGTGGCAAGCAGAATCAAAGGAATTACTGTAGAGATTGGTGGTGATACCACGGGTCTTGATAAGGCCTTAAAATCAGTAAATTCTTCATTATCGAAAACACAATCAGCCTTAAATGATGTGAACCGTCTTCTGAAACTTGACCCTTCCAACACTACATTAGTGGCACAAAAGCAACAGCTTTTATCACAGGCAGTTGCTGATACAAGTAAGAAACTGGAGGCACTTGAAGATGCCCAGGAACAGGTGGCAGAAGCCTTTGAGAATGGAGATATCGGACAGGATAAATACATGGCTTTCCAAAGGGAAGTAGAAGAAACCAGAAAGAAGCTGACGCAGTATAAGAGCGAACTTTCAGGAGTTGCATCGGAACAGACAAGTCTTGCAACAAACCTTAGTAGATTACAGAAACTCTTTGATGCAACAGGAACAGAGGTTGATGATTATGCCGATATCCTTGGAAGTAAACTGACTTCTGCCATCAGAAGTGGAAGTGCAAACTCAGAACAGTTAAGAACTGCATTTGCAAAGATTGGTAAGGCAGCAACCGGAGGTAAGGCTGATATTAATCAGCTGACTGATGCTGTTGATACCGTTGATGACGGAGAGGCAATCAAGAATTTGATTACTGAACTGAAAAAAGCGGGTGATGCTGCAAACGATACGGCGGACGATATTTCTGAAATTGCAGATGTTACAAAAGGTGCAGCACTTGTAGAGGCAGCAGAAGCCTTTTCGGCAGTTGGAGAAAAGATAGAGCAGATTGGTGATAGTGCCTATACCGCATACTCCGAAGCAGAAAATGCTGTTACAAAGGTCAATGCATATTTCGGAGAAACCGGAGAAGAAGCGGAAAAATCTGCAACGGTAATCAAGAATGTGTATGGGGCAGGCGTTGGTGAAAGTATGGATAGTGTTGCCAATGCGGTTATTATGGTAAAAAAGAACCTCGGTGATTTGAGTGAAACTGACCTTACCAATATTACACAGCAGGCAATCACTCTTGATGAAGTCTACGGCATCGACATGAACGAAACCCTTCGTGGTGTCAATTCTTTGATGCAGCAGTATGGACTTACTGCACAAGAGGCAATGGATTACATTGTTACAGGTACACAGAATGGTCTTGATAAGACCAATGAACTTGGTGATAACCTGTCTGAATATGCAGGTAAGTTCTCACAGGCGGGATATTCAGCATCAGAGTATTTTCAGCTACTCGATAATGGACTCAAGAATGGTGCATATAACCTTGATAAGGTAAATGATGCAATCAATGAAGTAACTACCAGACTTGCCGATGGAACAATTGGAGACTCCATTGGCTCTTTTTCTACTAAGACGCAGGAACTGTTCGAATCTTGGCAGAATGGTGGTGCGACACAGAAAGAGGTTATTGATTCCATTGTTGCGGATATTGCAGCTTGCGAAAACCAACAGGAAGCACTGAACCTTGCTGCACTTGCCTTTGGTACGATGGCTGAAGATGGAAACTTAAAGTTCATCACATCCCTTACATCAGTTGGATCTACCTATGACAGTGTAACCGGTTCTGCCCAGGGGATGTTTGATGCAACGACAACTCCGATGCAGCAGCTTGAGGCAAATACAAGAAAACTTCAGCAGTCCCTTATTCCCCTTGGAGAAAAGATAGCGGAACTTGCGAACACATTGATTCCGCCACTTACGGCTGTGCTGTCAAAGATTGGAGAGTGGTTCGGCAAGTTACCGGAACCCGTTCAGAACTTTACAATAATCCTGGGAGCCTTGATGGCAATTTTCATAGCTCTTGTTCCGGTGATTGCTGCATTAGCAGTTTCGATAGGGGCACTTGAAATTTCTCTATGGCCAATCATAGCAGTCATAGCGGGAGTGGCTGCTGCCATTGCAGCAATCATTGCAATTGTAAAGAACTGGGGTGCAATTACAGAGTGGTTCAGCAATCTGTGGACTACTATCTGTAACGGAATAGGTGTTGCCATTGAAGGACTTAAAACCTGGTTTATGGGATTATGGACGCATATTCAGACTGTATGGAATGGTATCTGCAATGCAATTCAGACGGCTTTTATGCTTATTGGTTCAATCATAGAGGCAGCAATCCAGATCATAACATTGCCGTTTCAGTTTATATGGGAGAACTGTAAAGGCATCGTTATGACGGTGTGGGATGCAATCAAGTCTTTTATAGGGGCTGCAGTAAATGCGGTAAAGAATGTGATTACTACAGTAATGACTGCAATTCAAACAGTTATATCTACTATTTGGAATGCTATCAGTACGAGAGTATCTACGGTAATTAATGCAATAAAGACAGTGGTGACCACAGTTTTTAATGCAATCAAGACGGTTGCAACTACAGTGTGGAACGGTATCAAAGCAGCTATTTCTACGGTTGTTGATAGTGTGAAGACGAAGGTTTCAACTGTGTTTAATGGGATTAAAACCACAGTTTCTTCTGTTTTTAACAGTATTAAAAGTACTGCATCAACAGTATGGAACGGTATCAAGAATGCAATCCTTACACCGATCGAGGCGGCAAGGGATAAAATCAAGGGAATCGTTGATAAAATCAAGAGTTATTTTGCAAATATGAAAATCAGCCTGCCGAAGATTAAACTTCCGCATTTCAAGATTTCCGGTAAGCTTTCTATTGCACCACCTAGTGTCCCTAAACTTTCCATTGACTGGTATAAGGACGGTGGTATCATGACCAGACCTACCGTGTTTGGTATGAATGGAACAAGTCTTATGGCAGGTGGCGAGGCAGGAGCAGAAGCAATTCTTCCACTTAAGGGATTTTATAATCAGCTTGAAAGTATTCTTACAAACAGGCTTGACATGAGTGGAATGGAGAAATATTTGGCTGTTATTGCTGCAAACAGTAGCAAGGGAATCTATCTTGAGGATGGAACATTAGTGGGACATCTTCTTCCT